GTAATCAATACAGAGCTGCTTTGCTTTTTCACAAAAAGTACAATTGCTTTTACCATATATGATTACCATAGCTTTTACTCCTCTTTCCATATTGTCCAAGCTCCATATGCAATTGCTAAACCAGCAGCAATTTTTGCAAGAGGAGCCAAGAACAAGACAAGAAAACCTAGAGCAACAAGAGCAATACCATTCCAGCTTGTTCTTTCGGCTAATCTATTTTTAATCCAGTTCGTCATTTTTCTGTTTCTCCATTAATTTTTTCCATTCAATTTCAAATTCTTCATCATAATCGTAAAGTGGAGCCCCATCTGCTCCATCACGAAATAACCTTCTAAAATATCCATCAGCTGCAGAAAGAACAGAAGACTCGTTTGATCTAAAATGTCCTTTTACCATATAGAACAATCGCCAAGCTTCTTTATTCTTTTCATCAGGCATAATTTATCCGATATTCATCATCTCTTTAGTCATTATATAATCTCTAACAAGATCCGACCTTACAATGTCTTCCCAACCAAAGTTAATAACTCTAAAGAATCTCATCTGTTCTACAATACTTATAAACTTTATAATACCATCTTTATCATCTTTATATTTAAAATCTGATTGTAGATAATCTCCACAAAAGATAATTTTACAATCGTTTCCTACACGAGTAATTACAGAATCAAGCTCGTGAAAGTTTAAATTTTGCATTTCATCTACTACTATAATGGTCTGATCAAATGTAGCACCACGAATATATGAAGTTGTTTCAAATGTTAATTTATTTGCAGTAGTTAATTTACCATAAGCACCCTTATAACCAAATATTTCATCACAGATACTTTTATACGGAACTTTATACGGATCTTCCTTTTCTTCTTTTGTTCCAGGTAGATGACCAGCATCTCGAGTAGGAACCATTGACCTCATAATCATGATGCGGCGGTATAGTTCTGGTTTATCTAACATCTCCTTAAAAGCATTATATAATGCAATAAATGTTTTACCAGTACCTGCACTACCAGTTAATATTAAGTTATATCCTTTATCCCAAGAATCAAATGCTTTCTTTTGATTATCGGTAATAGGTTCAATTTTTTCAAGCTCATCAAATGAGACGGTTAACGAATTATTCTTTTTCATTTTCTAATAGTGTTGCCTTTAGATGATCCTTTTTTCACTCTACTAAGAACATCTTTAAAGCCATCTGGAACTTTACTATGTAAATTGCCAATGCCAGATACTATCTTAGGTGCTGTTATAACTTGAGTAAGATTTTTATCATCTTCTATCATTTTCTGTAGATCAGACCATTGACAAAATACTTCAAATTGTTCTTCTGTTTCTTTATTTTTTAGAACGTAAGTTGGCATAATTTTTCCACCATTCCCAATTTTCTTCAACATTATATCTATACATTAAACACCACCTCTTTGACATATCTGACCATCGGTGTACTTGTTTATTTCCTTTTGGGGATTCCATTAGTCTTAGTTTCATACCTTTACCCCAGGATACTTCTTCAATGCATTTTAAATTATGCTGCAACATTATAATTAAACCATTCTGGAACATCACGTTTTGACCAAATCATTTTAAATCGGTCTTGTTTTGTTTGATAGTATTCTTGATATGAACGAACAGGCTCGTCTTTATGAATACATTGTGGTTCGTGTTGCATAGCCAAGGCAAAGGGTGTAAGACCTTTATGGTAATTTAAGTTTTTGGGTGGAACCGATAAGATTTCTTCAAGCTTAGTTTGAGTACTATGTATTCTATTATAGCGATATTGGTATTCAATACAGAGAGCATGGAAATGATCGTAATGCCATGCATAGTTTGCTATTGATTGCATGGTCCATACAGTACATGGATGTCCATGATGAACAGCTTTATACAAAGTATTTTCCATATGTGTATCTGGATGTACCCAGTAGTTTATCATCCGTTTACCAGATTTCGAAAGACGTTTCTCTACATAACCATCCAACATTCTATGAGTAGTAGATAGCATCTGAGCAGATTCAACTATCATTTTAACAACGTGCTTATCACATTGCAGTTGAGCTGATTTGATAGGATCACTATCAAGTACAAAAATATTCATTGGTAACTCCAAATAAGATTATATAATTATAATACTATATTTTGAATGACTTGTAAACAGTTAAGTTTACAAATTTAAAATTAGGCGGCCACCTCCATGACCGTCGATATGTGATTGTCTAAAAACTTTTTCTTTGCTTCTATTTTTTTCACGAGTTCTGTCTCTCCTTCTTCGAGTAGCATTCCAGCAAATGTGTTTAGTGCTTCGGAATCTTTAAGCAATCTCTGTAATTGATGTTCAGACATTATTATCTCCTTTAGAAAAGTAAAAGCTGGCCAACCCTTAAAAGGGAGACCAGCCACAAAGTTTTTAGATTTATTGGTATTCATTATCAACCTTTTTGTATTAAACCTGGGTAAGCCTCCTGCACTACTGATTTTGATATGCCTTTAATAGATTTTTTACTAACCATGTTTATTACAATCTCTGCATCTAATGGGTGAATAGATTCTAGTAATCTAATGTAAATATTTTCACGTTTGGCTTTAAGCACATTTCTAGCATCTGGCGAATCTACTAGATATTTAAACTGAGTATTTTGTCTAATAAGATTAGATGGTGTGCTTTCTTCTTTATTTGGAGTATATGGTGGTGCTCCAACTGGAACTAACCATTGAACAGCATCATCATATGTACCTCTAAGAATATCTTTTAAAGCCCAAGATTCATTCTGTTTTAAACATTCAACTTTCTCAGCCTTGGATCTTTTCTTGCCGGCTTCCACAATTACTTCATAAATTAGTTTCGCCATTCTAAATAAACTCCTGTACATTCTCTAGCAATAATTTACATCTTTTTTGAACAAGAAAGGGAAAAACTTTACCTTTATTTTTATATTGATCTTGCTCTATAAAAGTATTTATAATCTCTTGTTTTATACTTTCAGGACATTCTGAACTTTCTGTTAAATCAATCATTTTTTTATTACGCAAATAGTTTCTATAAACGTCTTCGCCTAAAGCTTTAGGGTCTTCTAGTAAAGTTTCTTTCTTTTTCTTTGAAAGAACATTCTGTCTGCGACCTTCAACTAAACACTTATCATCAGATAATACATTAGGTACTCCATCACCACCATCACCTTTTAAGATATGTTCTGCAAGATAAAGTCTAGGATTAGGCTCGTCTACAAATTTCTTTGTAATATTAGAATACTGTCTTACATTATTATATTTCTGAAGCTGTTTAAAATCTTTATCTGCAGATACAATCATGATTTCCTCATGATTACCAAATTCTTGTGTCCACTTTACAAGTTCGGCAATAGTATCGTCTGCTTCACAGCCCCACTGGTGAATAACTTTATAAGGAAAATTATCTCTAAGTTCATCACGAACCATACCAATAATACGAAAGGCTTCTTCCCAGTTAATCTTAGATTCTTCACGATTCTTAGAACGATTGCCTTTATATTCGGGATATACTTTTTTACGCCAGTTACCACCACCATCTGCGACAATAACTATTTCGCCATACTTATCTTTAAATTTATTTCTATACATTCTAATAGAATTTAGAATCATATGGCGAATTAAGTTTTCATCTACTCCAGCATGACCCATTGCAACAGGAGCAATAGAAACACCAGAGTAATCAATAATAATCATAATATATTCCTCTTTATAACTAAAACCATTATATACTATTTTGAATTAAATGTAAACCCCTAATGTTTATGATCTTTAATTCTATCACTTAATTTTTTATCAAGGCCTTGATTAGTTACGTCTATATGTAAATATAAATCTTCAACAGAAACATCTAACTCATCTACCCAACCCTCAACTACATTAAAACTATTCTGTACCTTTTCTTCAAACTCTGACATTTGGTTTGTAAAGGTGCTATTAATTAGTTCATCTTGTTTACTTACATGTTGCCCTAAACCATCAATACGATCATGTGTTTCAAGTATTGCTTTTAGTGTTTTATCATTTAGCTCGATAATATCTTTCTGTAGTTGTTTTACATCATTAATTAATGTAACTTCTTTTTCAATTTCACTCTTGGCGGTAAGTTCTGCAACCTCACCTTTAAGTGTTTCAATAGTTTGAGCTTGTTGTGCCGTCCACCAAACAAATGCACTTACTTGTAGCACAATTGCTATAATGACACCTATTCCGAATTTAGCGTTCATAATTAGTCTCCTATTAGTTTATTGATAATTCAACACCAATAATTGTCCCTATGCTTTTATTCTCTGCCGCGCCTGTTATAAAAAATCTAGTATGCTCACTAACGTCTTGTGTAGCACGAATATACGGCGAAAAAAGATTATCATAACCAGTAGTAGTAGTAAATTCAATTCCAAAATTATTTATTTCGTGTCGAATTCCCGCATATAATGATATTTTATTTAAGCTGTTATAATATGCTCCAGATATAAACTTATTATCTTGATATCGAATATGAGGATGCAATTCGTTATACTCTCCATCCATACCAAGGTGTAACGATAAAGCCAAACTTAATGTTAAATAATCAAGCATATTTATGAAACTTCGTCTATTTGTTCCTGTGTTACAATACCTTCTGATATAAGACGTTCTCTATTTTTCATATGTTGTGCTTGGACCTCTTCCTTTGATCCGCCAAAATATGGAACACAATGTCCTTCATCGATCATTACTTCAGTAGCCATTCTTCCGTCTTCTGTTACAAAGTCTCCAAGAACCCTACCAAACTTACCTTTCATATCTTCGCCGTCTTTATTAATTTGTGTTTTTAATATAGCAATTTCACCCAGTAATGATTCAAGTCTATACTTACTTGCTTTGCCGAAAAGCTTTTCTACTTTATCTCTAGTGCGTGATTCTGGTGTATCAATTCCCATGATACGAACTCTTTCATCTGATAATACTATTCCAAAACCTAGATCAATATCAACATCTACTGTATCACCATCGACTACTCTTAATACTTTACATTTATATTCATACATTTGCTATTCCTTTAACGTGTTTAGAATGAATTTTTCCTCCTATAAACTCATTATAATATTCGTCGCTAAATAGCACTTCACGGTCAATCTGCTCTTTCATTTCAAAGTAAGACATCTCGCCTTTACTTCTGCAGAGTCGGAGTATTTCTCTTTTAAATCTTTCTGATCCATGAGTCTCAACAAGAAGTTTAACTTCCTCATTAGATCCGTGGTAATCTCTCCAATCGGATTCTTTCTTAACAATTCTATTTCTGGTTTTACCTTTTAGTGGTTTTAGTTTTCTTCTTGACCAAAATCCTTTTTTACCTATATATTTTTTATTGTTGCTTAAATCTGTTATACAATAAACAAACCCAACCAAGTTATCAAAATCAAACTCGGTTGGGTCAAATTCGTTACCATTTAAAATCCACATAATATTACTTAACCCTAGTTGTAAGTAATACTATTTAGTAAAATTTAATCTAAATCTTCCTCTTCATCTAAGAAGTTTGGAATAGCAATGTTACCACACATAGGACAAAACTCTGGCTCTGGAGAAGAATTTTCTACTGTTATTTGAGACTGCTCGTCACAAATTTCGCACTCAATGTAATAATATTTCATTTATTGTTATCCTTCACATGCCGCACAATTCATAATATCACGCACTAACTCTTGTGCTGGATTAGCACTACGTTGATAATAGAAAGTTTTAACGCCTAGTTTCCATCCTTCAATAAGCAAAGCATTTACATCTTTAGCTGGAACATCTGGATGAATTAGAATATTTAAACTTTGTGACTGATCTATATATTTTTGTCTTGCACCTGCTTGTTGGACAATAGATAGTGGAGTAATTTCGCTAAATGTTTTAAATACATCTTTTTCGTTTTGTGTTAAAAAATCTAGGTGCTGTACTGATCCACCATGCTTTAGAATATCAACCCAAGTTTCTTCATTATCTTTATTGTGCTCAGTTAAACAATCTTTTAGGTATGGATTACGATATGTAAATTTACCCTTTGCTAAATCTTTTGTAAAGTAATTAGATGCTAAAGGTTCAATAGACGGAGATACTTGGCCAAGAATAAAAGATGATGATGTAGTTGGAGCAACTGCTGTTCTTGTTAGATTTCTCTCGCCGGTTTCTAACATACCTTCTGGTTCACCATACTCAATAGCTAATTCTTTTGAAGCTTCAAGAGAACGATCGTCAATAAACTTACTAATCTTTGCTGATAATAGATGTGCATCAAATGATTCAAATGCAATCATTTTAGATTGTAGATATGAATGCCAACCTAGCTGACCTAGCCCCAGTGCTCTCCAACGTTTTGCAAAATTATTTGCAGATTGCATGAATTGTATATCAGCGGTCTTCTCAATGTATTCTTCCATCACAGCATCAAGAAACCAAATCATTGTTTCTACTGCATCTGTCTCCATCCACTCGTCTGCTTTTAATATATTCATAGATGCTAAGTTACATACAAAAGATTCATCTTCTGATGATGGTAAACAGATTTCGGAACAAAGATTAGATGCCCAAATAGAAATATCTTTTTGTCTGAGAACACGTGGTTTATTTTTGTTTACTGTATCTTTAAAGAACAGATATGGATAACCAGACTCACGACGTTTACGAAGAACACGAGCCCATACGGTCCTCTTATCTGGATCGCCATCAATCATTTCTTGCATCCAGTCATCGCCAATACAGACACCAAGTGACATATTAATAATAGATGAGCCTTCTTCACGAGCGTCAAGAAACTCCATAATATCAGGTGATGATATATCAAGATATGCAGCAAAGGATCCTCTACGGACATTACCTTGTGCTACAACATCTACTGTGGTTTCTGTTAGATTCATAAAGTGTACTGGACCATCTGCTGTTCCACCACTCTTAATTGGTTCACCTCTTGATCTTAGCGCACCATAATAACCAGAAGTACCTGCTCCCATTTTGGTTTGCATACCAACTTCTGCTGTTTTCTTTAAGATAGATTCCATATTATCATTAATAAAAACACCATTACAAGAAATAGGTAAACCTTTTTTAGTTCCAAAGTTAGACCATACTGGAGAAGATAAAGAATAAAATCCTCTACTCATATAGTCATAAAACTTATCAGCAAAACCTTCTTTATCTAAAATTTTCTCTGCTGTCCATGCAATAATCCTTACACGTTCTTCGACAGTCATATTTCCATCTATATACCCTCTACTTAAAAAAGTACGAGAGTCCTCATTTGCCCACTCAAACCCCATAATATTCTCCATTAAAATAAATCATCCGCAGATATACCCTGACCCTTTGCATATTCAACAGGTCTTTTCTGAAAGAAATCAGTCATATTTGCTCCGTATAATTCTTCATCAAACCAAAAAGTCTCATCTACATGACTCTGATCATATACAATCTCACTACTATCAAATCCAATTTGATCTAAAGAGTCCGCCATTCTTTTTGCAATAAATGATTTAAGAATATCCGCACTCAACCCTTTTACTTCATAATCTCCCATAATCCAATCAATAACTTTACTTTCTGCTTTTAGTGCATCAATACACTCCTCTTTCACTCTCGCTTCTAATTCTTCATCAAACAAGTCTGGATATTCTTCACGCAAGGTATTAATCAGTTTAATTCCTACTTGAGCGTGTAGCATTTCTTCATTACGTGTATATTGTACTTGTTGTGCACAATCTTTCATTACTGCTTTATTTCTATTCATGTGCATAATTATATAGAACTGACTAAACAGACTCACATTTTCCACAAATAATGTAAAGAGCATAATTGAATAAATGTATTGCTTCTTATCATCTGCATAAACTTTGTTATTATACTTACGGAGATAATCTACTCTACGTTTAATAACTTCTACATTTAAGTTTTCTTCAAATACATGAGTTAGATGTAACACATCAAGAATCTTTTCATAAGCCATGTTGTGAATTACTTCAGAATTTGCCATAGCAAAACCTAAATCTTTGATAGATGGGTGTGGAAGATTATTACCAACTTCAGCCCAAAAAGATTTAACTGCTATTTCAATTTGTCCGATAGCCGACATAGTTCTAACAACTATTTCTTGTTCCTGTGGTGTTAAGTCTGTTTTAAATTGTGAATAATCTGATCTAAAGTTAAATTCTTCTGGAGTCCAAAACCCCTTCCAAATTGCTTCAATAAAATCTTTTGTCCAAGGGTATAGGTCTGGTTTTCTGGCTATCTGTTCTTGAAATAACATGGGCATCTTTCTTTCTCGGAGCACAAAAAATACTATACCATAACTAACTAAAATTATGGTATTGTAATGAAGTGCGGTTTTATGTATTGTTTTATTTGTTGGTACTATTATATAGTATAATTAGGTTTTTGTAAATAGCTATATGAGCTATTTTTTTAAAAAAAAGTAACAGATGTTGTTATTTTTTTGTTTACAGCGGTTTAAAAAAATGTTATACTAAAAGAGTACTTAGTTGAGGATAGGGAATACTAACCTTTTAGTGAAGCCGTTGGTGGTGTAAAGTTTGCGGTGTATCTTGCTAAACCTTTAGTTATTCTAATATCCTGCAGATATCCTTGCCAATAATAAGGGCTATCTTGGCCCATACCAATTCTAACTGTTTTACTTGGCGTAGAGTAAGGACTTGAAGTAAAACTTGCATTTGAATAATATTCAGTTCCATCTGTATAGCCTTTAACAGAATTGCCATTTTTAACTAAAGCAAAGTGATACCAAGTATTAAGAGATAGTGTACCAGAAATAGGAGATAAATTCACATAATCTCTATTCCAGCTTCCATCTGTATCAACCACTAAGCGAAGTTGACTAGCATATAAAGTTAATTCCCATGATGCAAATTGATTTATAATTGTTCTAAAATTTGATAAGTCTGTTGCATAAAACCAGCCTTCGACAGTCCAATCTCCAGTACCAAAAACCGGAGCTTCACTAAAAGCACTTGTTTCTAAATAATCTCCAGTTCCATCAAAATACATTGACTTTGAATCAGCAAACTTAACCTGAGTTGTTGAACCAGTAGTATTACCTAATAGTTTTAAGTTAACGCCTTGAGACTTATCTATGACTGAAGCGTCAGTGCCTTTGATGAGCAGTGAAGTATTACTTGCTGTGATGCTGGTGTTTACATTAGTAGTGCTTGAATATGTTCCACCAGTAGTCGTTAGTGGGCCTGTTGGTGGAGTGAAGTTACCAGAGTAAACAGCGGTGCCTTTTACAATTCTGACATCACTTATTGAGCATTCTGAATAATGTATAGAGCTTAAACGGCGTACAGAGCCAATTCTCACATCGTCAGAGCTATTTTCACCAAAGTTAGTTGATTGCGCACGTCCTGAAGCAACACCGTTTAGATATAAATCCGTGTTTGTCCCATTATAAACCGCTGCAACGTGGTTCCATCTATTAATCAAACTAGTAGCAGTAGCATCGTGGTAAAGGCCCGTCTGCAGAGTTGAGCCGTTCATAGAAAATGCGTACAGTTTATTGTTTTCCCACGCAAACTTTAAACCTGTTGGGGTGCTACCAGATCCATAGCCCACAGTCATTGGGCCTTCATTTGTGTTTACACTTTTAGGGTTCCACCAAAACTCAACAGTCCAATTTCCAGTGCTTAAATCAAAAGCACTATGATCTGCAATTGTAAGATCATCGTTTGACCCATCGAAATACACAGACCCACCGTGATCGGCTGCTGAGTATCTTAAGTTGTCGTAGGGCGAGAATGGTTTTGTGTAAACATCGCCTGAAAGCGTAAGCGAATGGTTATTAGAACCATCAGTAATGTATGGTAGGTGAGATGTAAACAGCTTTGTATTAGTAACTTCTGTTAAAGGTTCAGTTGTAGGTGTAAAGTTTCCATCATAAACAGCTGTACCTTTAACATATCTAAAATCTCTAATATATCCGTGCGCTTGTGCTTCGTTTAAATTTCCCCCATCACTTACATTACCAAGAGTAACATAACTAGTTGAACTTGTGATAAATTGAGAAGCTCCAATATTATATGTATCTTCAGCTACACCATTTACATATAAAGTTATGGTAGTACCACTTCTTTCAACTACGAGATGATACCAATTACCATTTTCTACTGTTGTAGTAGAATTTAAAATTTCTCCCCCTGAAAAGGCAACTAGAGAAAAGGTAGTTGACCAAGAATTATGCCTATCTTGAAAAGCCAAAGCATTAGCGTTACTCCAATATGGGCCAAAATGCCATATTCTAGGGTAGTTCTGAGCTTTTGATACCGGATAATACCAACATTCTATTGTAAAATCATCTGTACTAAAACCAAAATCGGCATGTGTAGGCGATTTTACATAATCTCCACCCGACCCGTCAAAGTACATACTATATCCACCACTACGATACGGGCTAAAAGTACCGGCGTAAGTATCTCCACCTACCGTTATTGAATGGTTATTAGTTGATGCATCAGTGATGTTATTATTATCGGACGTATCTACTGCAGTTGCTAATAAAGTTGTATATCTACTATTTTCTATAGCAGTAATAAAACTAAGCGTAAAGCTTGATACGCTAGGAAGGATATTAACTCCATCACTTGCTCTGAAAGTAATACTGCCTGCTAGTTCAACACCTTCTTCTACTTCGGTAACAGTTTTTGGTGTAATCGTAAATACAGACGAGTCTTGACTGATGGTTGCCATACTATCCATAGAACCACCAGTTATGTAAGAATACGATATGGGGAAACCGTCTGGATCAGATGCAGCAAGAGTTATTATAGTTGCATCTTGTGGGCTGTCGGCATCAAGTAAGTAAGAACCAGAAGGCTGTCCGCCAGAATCCCATGTAGGAGTTTCATTTATTAAGGCAATTCTAAACCAACCGGATCCGTTCCAGATATATAATGTATTACCAACAACTCTCTGATCACCTACAGAATTACCTGATGCTGATAAAGAGTTTATATCAGAAACTTGTTCAATTGTAGAAACATCATCACCCAAAGCTGCAGCTTCTATCTTACCGGTTTCTGATACCGACTGAGAAAAAGTTTCAATCTTAGGAGGTAATGATGTTTCTACTATATCGCCTGTAGGGTTAAGTAGCTTACCTAACTGTTGACCTCTTGAAGGCATATTTATTTTCCTTTAGTATAAGCCTGGGCGCCAAAGAATGCTGCAACTAAACCAGCAATAGCTACAAAATATGTTGGTGCAATATTACCAATAATATCTGCTGCACTATCAACACCAATTAAAGATGTAACTAAAATGAGAACTGGATAAAGTAACATACCCCAAAGAGCAAACCATGCCATGGCACGAATCTGATCTTCTTTCTTATCTTCATTTTCCATCTTAGCTTGTTCATGTTCGAACTGAGCTATTTCTTTTGCTCGAGCCATTTCTTCATCAGTGATAATTCCATCACCGTCTGCGTCTAAATCATTCCATTTGGAATCTGCTTGTAACTTCTTAGCTGCCATGTTAAATCCTCTCTATTAGCAGGACATAACAAAAAACATTTTTTATTCAGCGGTTGCTTCTTCAGCTACTGCTTCACTTTCAGTCGATTCTTCTTTATTCTTTTCTATAAATGCCTCAACAATATTATTGAGTTTATCATGTACTACACCAACAGCACTTAAGTCTTGTGCTTTAAATACACCACCACGAGTTGCTGCATCAATAATTGATCTCATTACAGCTAAGTCTTGGATTGTAAGTTCATTATTCATTTCATTCTCCGTTAAGTTTTGTTTATACTATTTATATATAATTGTTAATTATCCAACTTGATGCGCAAATAGACCGCCCCTATTACTATAAGCATATGGCGCACCAGCTAATATTATTTCTCCATTACCACTTAAAGCAACACTGGTACCGAGGTTAATTCCACTACTGTTCCCAGTTAGTGTTGCTTCTAATGACCACGTACCACCAGTATTTCTAAACACGTAAACCTTTCCGTGTTGATCATTTATGTTATCATTATTTGCAGCCGATTCTGGTGCACCTGCTACAA